TGATACTCTAGGTCATCTGCCGCTGATATCCAAATATTGATATCGACGTTGTTTGGTGATCCGCTTGACGCCTTTAGTGTGGCATCCACGCAGAGACCAAGCTTTCCTAGGGAATAGTCTTCATATCTGACAGCTTTGTCAGATTGTACACTTGACAAAGGTTGTCCTTGCCAAATTAGCTTATAAGGTGTGTCTGAAAGGAACGGAACGATATTAGTCCATTCATTTGAAACATTTCTTACTGTGTGTGACTCGTAGTATTGTGTGGTCACGGCTTTGTATGTTGGTGGTAGTGTATCTTCAGTTGGGTGGTTGGTAACTCCCAATCTTCCTTCATGGAATGCGCTCATTACTACTTGAAAGCGGAATTTAAATCCCCCTCTCCAGAATGTTGTAAAGAGTGCTGGAAACACACATCCTTGTATGTCAAATGGAATTGTAGCGCTAAAGTTGTTACTATCAAACGCTATTATATGGCCAGGTGACACGTCGATGCTAAATAATGTTTTTCCTACGGGATCAGTAGCTTTCCAGTTCACAGTGGTAAGCAACATCTCCTTTCGCATAAGATACTCAAAATTGAGTTCATCCTTCTCTGATCCGACTTGGTTAGTTGTTAATGTTTGTGCTGCTGGATCAAGAGTTACTTTCTCAAGGAATTCAATTCCTTTGTTGTTTGACAAGTAACCCTGATCTTTTCTGACTACCGGTGGTGGTATTTCGCCAGTGCCTGGTTTATCCAAGCATATTTCAAAAGCATCTTTTATGATGTTTGGTACAGCTTCATCAACAATTTCACCGAGCGCAGATCCAATATGGGAAAACATTTCATGTATAGCTTCTTCGCGTCGTGTGACTGGATACTCGTGCGACTTTTTCTCTACTTTAGGTATAGCAATAGTCTCACCTGTATCATCGTTATGAAATAAATCATAACCCATTTCCAAAAGTTTTTGAGGACATGGTGTTTCCAACATAAGCGCATCCAATGCTTTTGACAAAGGTGCTCCAGTAAGGTGTCGCATAGTTCTCCAATAGTATAAGGATTTTTCAAAACTTAGGCTCTTGAATTTCAAATCGACCTCTTCGAAGGTATACTTTCCGCTCTCGTGTTTACTACGAATTTTGACTGCATCGTTCAATCTTGTCTTCAAAAGTACGATTTCGTCATCTAATGCTTTCGCTCGACGTTCTTTTTCGAGTGATTCGGGCATGTCTTTGATTTCATTGACTTGCTCGTTTATAGCGTGCATCGTTGACCTAAAGGTTGTACCTCCAGGTCGAGGGATCTTAAATTCAGCTCCCTCTATAGAAACGAACATCTTGACTTCAACAGATGTATCTCCTCCAGTTGCTACTTGTAGTTGGTTTAAAACTACACATGAAATTTGGCCAAGTGAATCACCGAATTCGAGATCTATATATCCTTTATTATAAATAAACGGTATCTCGAGATCAGCGACACTGGCAGCAGCCGGATTTAATATAACATGTTGGAGCCCAGTTGCTCGAACTATACTGTACAAATCGCTATAATCTTCTTTTCGTCGCATAGATGGTACGTAATAAAACATCAAAGCACCTTCATGGTATCTTGATGCAGTCAATTGTACGTGTACTGTTAATTTGCGAAATTTGCATTTCACAAATCGCTCAAACGGCGCACTTGATATGCTATTTTGTAGCAAATCCAGTGGCACGTCCAACGCTTTCATTGTATCTAGCATTGCTAATTTGACTCCTCTTGCGTCCGTTAGGGACCATTTAAATGATGTGACTAAGTTGTTTCTTTTCAACATCGTTTCAAGGCTCCATCCAGGTTCATTCAAGTGTGCTTGGGCACGATCGTCTTTATTGACGGCCATGCCATCTAGTGGTTTGATCTTCGTTGTGATAACTTGTTCAGACAAGTTAACACCCATTTTGCTATCCGTTATAGGGTTAGCCTGATCAAGATCAGCTGTTGCTCCACTTGCAGTTCCTTTAGTTGTTACGGTCGGGGTAGTAGTCATTTTTGGAGTGACGGTGGGCGTCTCTCCTCCGAGGTATTCATCAAGTGATACCTCGTGCTTGCCAGATTCATGTGTTGACTCAATCCTTAGAGTCCCCACATCGCTTGTCATTTGAGCAATTTTGTGTTTCATGCAATTTAGATGTTCACATGGTTTATCACAAATTACATCAACTTTAGTTGCACATGCTTTACATGTATTCTTTCCATCTCTTCCGAACCTCGGGTAAAGGTCACGGCCGATAAACATCTTACATGTATCGCAGGTCTTAAATCGCGCATTAACTTCAGTTGAATTGTACAGTCTTGCTAGCAGCGTAGAGAGTTCCATTTCTTGAGATGCTGCTAAATATCTCAAGTATGCTAGGTTCGATTCCAATGTATATGTATTAGTATAGTTTTGGGTTTGCTCGGTCTTATCCATGTTAATGAAGTACTTTTCATCCAGTTCTCGATCTAATGTCTTAGCCGGAGTATTTGAAGTAGCTTTCTGCTTGATATTAATAGGTTGTGTCTTTCCACTTTCGTGTTGGGCAATAACTTTAAAAATATTTCCGCGTTGATAAGGTGTGTTTCGTGTATAAGTATAAGTTCCGCAATTATCTGGTACCATTCCATATTCAGCAAACGAAGTAAATAATGGTATAAAATTTACTAAGTTATATTTCGGTTTCTCCTTAATGATTTTGTTTCTCACAGTTTCAAATGCTTCTGGTCCGTAGAAAAATAAATTTCTCAAGACGTCGTTGCAATTGTCTTCTGTAGCTTGTTCGTGGTCATCGCACTTTCTAATCCAATTTGATACTTCTATCATCTGTTCATAGTCAAAAAGTGCAACTTTGTGTGATGCTAACATTCCGCTAGTACACTTAAGAAATTGACAATCCATTACGTTCTTGTATGGCTTGACCTCACCGTCTTTCGTTGGTGGTGTCAAGATGATGTCAAACTCTTTCAAAAATTCCGCGTACGTAACTCCGTTAAAATATGCTATAGCAGCATCCGAAACGGTGAAAAACAAATCATCTCCTCCAGTTTTCTCTCTCACGTTTAAGTTGAAGTAATAAAGATCATTTCCAGGTCTTGGCATAATCTCTATCCATGCAATTCGCAAATAAATGCCATTTACAATACAGTTAAGCACAAAT